AAAAGAGCGTGCAGAGATTTACAAGATTTTATTTGAAATCGGGGCAATTACCACCGATGAAATTAGACAAATGGAGGACATGATCTCATGAAGCTAACAACACCAATGCAAATTACGGCAGCCGATTCAGATGCACGCACAATTAGCGGTCGCATTGTTGCTTTCAATGAGCACGCAAATGCATCAACCGGCAAAGTTGTTTTTGCTCGTGGATCAATTCAGCCACAGGATGTTTTTCTTAACCTTGAGCATGACAATACTCGCAGGATTGGGAAAAGTATCGCCATGAGTGTGAACGATAAGGAAATGACGGCCACATTTAAAATCGCTAACACCACAGCTGGCACAGATGCATTGACAGAGGCCATGGAAGGCTTACGCGATGGATTCTCAATTGAGTTGGCCGTGGACAATTACGAAATGCAAAAGGATGGCACCATGAAGGTGCTCAATGGGCAGCTCACAGCTGTCGCTTTGGTTACTGAACCGGCTGTGCGATCAGCTCGCGTTTCTGAGGTAGCCGCATCAGAGGATTCTGAAACTGAAACAGTTACAGAGACAACAAACCCAAATGAAGGAGACAAGATGGACAACACTACCGAACCAGTAGCTCCTGCCGTTGAACCGGTAGCAGCTCCAGAGGTCGCACCTGTACAGGCATCACGCCCGGCTTACTACACAGCACCACGCTCACCAATTGTGGACAAGGTTTCTTACCTTGAGCACTACCTACGCGCAAGCGTTTTGCATGATGAAGATTCTCGTCAGTATGTCAAGGCAGCTGACAACACAACATCAACAGCACCCGGCATGATTCCAACACCACAAAGCACACAGGTGATCAACGCACTTGCAAATGCTGATCGTGGCACAATCGATGGCATTAGCCGTGAAACACTTGTGGCGGAAGGCATGACATTTGAGTTGCCTCGCGTAACGGCTGTACCAACAGTATTGCCAATAAACGAGAACGATGCGGTTACAGAATCATCATTATCCGCAACATTTTTGTCAGTTAGCGTGCAACCATTCAAAGGTCGCGCGATCTCGACAGTAGAGCTCATTGATCGCAGCCGACCAGAGTACCTAACAGCTTTGCTCCAGAATCTTGAATTTGCTTATGCAAAAGAGACTGATGAATATGCACTTGCAGCAATGCAAGCGGCCGTCACTACTGTGACAGCACAATCAGCAAATTCAGCAACCGGATTCCTTGGATACACATCAAAGGCAGCCGCAAATGTTTATGGCGCATCACTTGGGTTCGCTCGCTCATTGATCGTTTCACCAACACAATGGGGAAACATCATGGGATACAACGACAATGGCACACCTCTTTACAATGCGGCACAACCTAGCAATCAGGCTGGAAATGTGAGAGGCGATTCATTGCGCGGTGTAGTTTCACCGGGTCTGAATCTTTATGTTTCACGCTCATTTGGTAACGCTGGTACAACAACAGCTGATGGCGATTCTTCAATGGTAGTTGTTAATCCAGACAGCTACACATGGTACGAATCTCCACGCTTTACGCTACGCAGCAATATCAACAGCGATGGAACAATTGACATCCTGTACTACGGCTATGGCGCACTAGCTGCCAAGGTGCCAAACGGCGCACAATTTAATAACCTCCCATAAATCACTATCGGTAGCGGTCGCTCCCGAACGCTACTGACACGAAAGGAACCGAGATGCCATCAATAGTTACAGCCTCGCAGCTGAGAGCGATTCTTGGTGTCTCGGTTTCTTTGTATAGTGATGCTCAATTGGATTCTTACATAGATTCCGCAGAGCAAACAATTTTGCCTTTACTTACGCAATACCAATCATCGGTGACTTTTGCCAATGTGGATGAATCCGTCATTTATTTCACCACAATGCGGCCAAATTATTTTGTGCCGGGTCAATCTGTTGTTGTTACCGGAGCCGGAACTTACAGCGCGACTTATACAGTCACCGATGATCGGATTGAGCCATACACTTTCACAGCTGCAACAAATGCGGCTAATCGTGATTATCCATTGCCGTTTATTCCAGCGGCAACAGCAACATTGAGTGGATCATCGGCAGCGCAGCTGTACGCATCCACACCACCAATTGAAAATGCAATCTTGGTTGTGGCGGTTGAAATTTTCCAGAGCATTACAGCTCCCGGCAACCAAATCATGTCAGACAATTTTCAGCCGAGCCCATTCATTTTAGGCCGCAGCCTTTCCAATAGAGTCATTGGGCTTTTAGGCCCGTTTCTTGATGTTGAAACGATGTGTCAATGAGCATCGAATCAGCAATCCGCACACCACTCAAAACAGCTTTGTCATCCATCGCGGCCAATGTGTACAACGGCATCCCAGAAACAATGACTAGCCCATCGATTTGCTTGATCCCGGATGCACCTTATTTGGAAAGCGTTTTGATCGGCAAAAACACTACAAAGGTCAAGGTCAATTTGACTGTGACTGGTGTGGTTGGTTATGCCAACAATGCCGCAGCTTTGGACAATCTCGAAACATTGATGATCTCAATCATTGCAGCAATGCCAAATGGTTACGAAGTCGGAAATGTAAATCAACCTCAACCTTTGGAAGTCGGTGCCGGAAAGTACCTCACGGCCGATCTCCAAGTATCCACCTACTACAACCAATAGGAGACAAAATGCCAACAACAATCATCACCGGCAGAAATGTGAGCTTCAGCATCGATGGGGATACTTTTGATGCACAAGCAACATCTGCAATTCTTACTGTTGATTCAACGATCAATACATATCAGACACTAGACGGCAAGGCGTATTACACAACCGACACTCAAGGCTCATTTGCTGTTGAAATGTTGGCTGATTGGGGCGTTGCTTCATCATTGTGCGAAATGCTTTGGAATCAAGCTGAATCATCACCAAACACACCTTTGGCGGTAATTCTTGAAACAGAGCCGGGGAGCACTTTCAATTTTACTGTGCAACCAATTTTCCCATCAGCTGGAGGCACAGCACCAGATGCACAGACAGTATCAATGACCTTCACTTGTGTGACAACACCAGCGTTGGCATAACGAAAGGAAATCGGGAGCATGAAACTACCAATCACAATTGAATTCACATCCGGGGAGAGCGCAACTTATACCGCGCTCCCACCGGAGTGGATGAAATGGGAACGCCAAAGCGGAAACACAATTCAGCAAGTATCTGAGAAATTGGGCATTGCTGATTTAATGTTTTTGGCTTATCACGCGATGAAGCGCGAAGCAGCCGGAAAGACTGTAAAGCCTTTTGAAGTGTGGTGCGAGACTGTGACTGACATCAGCATGGGAGAAGCCGAAAACCCAAAAGTTACGAGCCGGGAAGCTTAAACCGGATCATTTGGGAATTGGCTATCCATACCGGATTGTCACGATCAGAGTTTCAAACACCAGAGGATGTCTTGACCGCTTTTGAGATTCTAAGGACAAAAAATGGCAACTGAACCAATCACTTATGACAAGAGTGATTTGCGCGGCATCATCAAGGCTTTCAAAGCCATGGATGAGCAAGCTGTTTCTGAGGCCAAAGGCGTTTCAAATGGATTGGCCACTTACCTGCAATCCAAAGTCACAGCCGCAGCTGGAGGCCGTCCAAATAAGGCGGCAATTCGTATTGCTCAAGGATCCCGTGTCAGTAAGTCATCAAAGATTGGTGAGATCAGTTACGGCTTTGTATCTCAAAAATTCAACGGTGGCGGTACCACACAACAGCTTTGGGGCGGTTACGAATTCGGCTCACAGAAATTCAGACAATTTCCAATTTGGTCTGGCAAAGCTCCCGGCGGCATTGGATCATTTGGATATTTTATCTATCCAACATTGCGCGCCGAACAGCCTCACATCATCTCTCAATGGGAAAATGCATTTACTAAGATTTTGAAGGAGTGGTGATGGCCGGTCAATCAAGAACACTCAAGCTTTCGATTCTTGCTGATGTAGATAAACTCAAGCAAAGCCTTAATGTAGGTTCAAAAGATGTCGATGGTTTCGCCGGTAAGATTGGTGATTTTAGCAAGAAAGCGGCATTGGCTTTTGCTGCCGTAGCTGCCGCAGCTGGTGCCATGGCAATCAAAATTGGTGTGGATGCTGTCAAGGCTGCCAGCGACTTGGGCGAAACAATCTCAAAAGTCAATGTTTTATTTGGTAAATCAGCCAAAGATATTGAAAAGTTTGCAGATGGCGCGGCTGCATCGTTAGGTCAGACAAAACAACAGGCATTGGATGCCGCAGCTACATTTGCCACATTCGGAAAATCAGCCGGCTTAAGTGGTGAGAATCTAAGCAAATTTTCAATTGACTTTGTCAAATTGTCATCAGATTTGGCTTCTTTCAACAACACATCACCAGAGCAAGCGATCAATGCTATTGGATCGGCTTTGCGTGGCGAAGCTGAGCCATTGCGCCAATATGGCGTTTTGCTTGATGATGCCTCATTGCGCCAAGCCGCTTTGGAATTGGGAATCATCAGCACCACCAAAAATGCATTGACACCACAGCAAAAAGTGTTAGCCGCTCAAGCTTTAATTTATCAACAGACATCAGCTGCACAAGGCGATTTTGAACGCACGAGCGATGGATTAGCCAACAAAACACGCATCCTCACAGCTCAATTGGAAAATGCCAAAACAACCATTGGTCAAGCACTTTTGCCAATCGTTTTGCAATTGGCCACTTTGTTTTCAGAAAAGGTCATCCCAATTGTGCAAAAGGTTGCAGATGCCTTTGGTGAGAAATCTGGTGGCATGGGCAACACATTAAGCAAATTGGCCGGCTCAATCAAAGACTTTGTGCAACCCATTTTTGAAGGTTTCAGATCAGCTTTTGACAAAATCAAAAAAACTGTTATCGAAAACAAAGATGAGTTTGAAGCCTTTTTTGATGTCATCAAAGCTGCCGCTCCAATCATCGGCAATGTCATTGGCAAAGCTTTCAGCGTTGTGGGCGATGTGGCCAGCGTTGTTCTCAACATTATGGCAAATGTTGTTGGAGCTTTGCGCGGCTTGATCAACACGGCAATCGATTTGATAAATATTGCGATTCGTGGTTTTAACCTTATCAAGCCGGGTGCCGACATTTCACCCGTTTCAAAAATTGGAGTTTCAGGCGGATCAAGCTCGACAGGTGGAATTTCCGTGCCAGCTGCATCATTGCCAAGTGGTTTCACATCAGGCGGAACCACATCATCAGCTGGTGGCA